GTTCCCACGCCGACAGATAGTCCGTTGGCAGCGTCAAATATGGATTCGATGTCTGCAGGTAGCTTGTTGCGTTCTTGCGCAGGTTTGGAATCTTTACGGCCTGATAGATTCGCTTCTCTGCGTTTTTGACAAGCACAGGAATATTTGCAACGAACGTGTCGTCCGTGTTCTCTGTTTCCGCGATGATCGCGTCGTATAGTTCTGTGTAGTTCATGAGCGAGACGCCTCAAGCGACGGATCGGGGCGTGGGTCACGCAATGCCTGTGGGTCGTTCGGGTCCACTCGTCCGATGCGGTACTGTGGCTGATCGGGTTCGTAGCACGTCGGACAGACTTTGATGTTCGTCAATCGCTCGTTGATGATCAGCTTCTTCAGAGCCGACAGTTGGCACCGGAAGTTGCATCTGTCGCAAAATCCGTGTGCTTTCCTACCTGAAGCGAACTGACCGCCGCTCATATTGACATCCTGGCGGGTACAACCCGCATGATCGTCTTCTCACGGTCTTCGGTCGAAGCCGCCAACCACGCTTCTTCGTAGTCAGCCTTCAATCGCGGCAGACGTGCTTCGGCTTCGGGGCGCTTGGACGCGATCTTGTACGCCAAGCCTGAAATCAAGCACGGCAAAAACCGCTGCGGGATATCGAAGGTCAGCTCGCCAGAAGAACCAGCGTCTTGAATGCGGCGCAGGCGCCAGTAAACGAGCGTGTATGTGTCGTCTGCAGGTATGGGCCACACGGTGACTTGCGGTGTGGTTTGCCGATCCACCCAGGCTTGCACGGGGCGTCCTGTAGTGGCCTTGACGGGGATCGTCGCGTACGTCGACATGCCGATGCGCGTGATGGCGATATCAGTTGTCGTGCCGCCGCTGGTCTGCCGGATGACCATCTCTACCAAATCAATGGTGTCAGCAGGCAAACCGTAAGTAGTAACCCCAGTAAGAAGAGGAACAGCGCCCTGCTCAACAACCCATAGATTGTAGCCGCGATTACTCCAATCAAGAGACAGCAGATTAAGGCTTCGACGCGCAGTTTTAAGATCGTAGCCCGAACGCAACTCCAAGCCTGCCTGCTCATAGGCTTCCTCGCAAATCTCAACGATGTCGAGGTTAAAAGTTGCTGTTCCAGACGTAGCCATTTAGCGCATCCGACCTTTACCGAACCCCTTTGAAGCACAACCAGAGCCGCGAACCTTGCCGCCAGCCTTCATGCCTTTTTCCGCCTCAGCCAATCGATCTTCAATGACCTGCTTGGGGTTTGTCAAGCCCTTGCGGTTGAAGGTAGGAGCCGAGGCTGCAGAAGCCGCAGGAACGGCCACTTCCGGGGCTTTGGGCCGCATCTGGGGGCTCATCTGCTTGTCGCCGCCAGGAAGGGGCGTGCGCTTGCCCAGAAGCTTCTTCAGCATCTCTTCGGAGAGTTTGTCGCTCATGATTTCACCCGTTCCGAGTAAACGTGTTGCCTTTGACAGCACACCCGCTTCCTCGTGCAACTTGACCACCAGCCGCGAATTTCTTCATCTTCGGCTTGCCTTCTTTGCCGTCTTTGGCATCTTTGGCTTTGTCTTCGCCAAACTTCTTGAAGAAAGGAACAAAAGGTTTCTTAGCCATATAACTCCTAGCATTTCCAAGCACGTAGAGACTTGTTGATACGCGAATTCGGGTCGTTGGCAGTTTTCTCGCTTGTCAGTTTCTTTTTCGTACCTGACATCCGTGCACAGAAAGAAGCCTTTCGTGGGCCGCCTTCGGGTTGTGGCGCTTTCAAGTTGCCGCCAGTAGCCTTGTTGTATGAAGCACGCCCCTTGGCGTTAAGTCCACCGGATTCAGCTTTGCCTTCTTTGCGCTGCCAAGCCGGAGACTTAGCCATAGAACACCGTTACCGCAGTTGCGTTGGCAATGGTTGCGTGGATGTCTGTCGTGAACAGAATCCCTGCATCTGGCAAAGGCAGGTAGTATGGCGCTGTGGTTGATGCTGAATCGAGCGAGCAACGTACCGTACCGCCAGCACCCCCATCGCGAAGTACAACCGTAACAACACCGCCGCCGTTAGGTGCAATAGCAATGGCGCGCATGCGTGTTCGGCCTGTGTACACCGTACCTGTAGCCGTTACGCGGCTTGAAAAAATGTCTGTGTGCATGTGTACCCCAAAAGACAAAAGGCCGCGACAAAGCGGCCCTTTAGGTCAGCCGCCAAACCGGCCAATCAGGCGATGGCTGCTGCAGAGCCGTTAGGCAGGCGCTGTTGGTACTTCACCATCAGGATGAAGCGGCCAGCAGTCAGCGTGCCCGTACCTGTCGCATTCCGCACGAACACAGGTGTGTCCGCAGTTGTGCTGAGAATCCAGGCCAGTTGCGTTGCCGCCGTCGCCGTGCCTCGGAACGTGCCGCCCGCAGTGGTAGCCACTGCAGCCATGAGCTGCGCGCCGCCAGTAGCGTTGCCGACAGAAACTGTCGTTGTCCCTGTGGCCGACGCCACGACTTGCTGAATGACGATGTCGGTGATGTATGCGCCTTGTGGGAGCGTCATCACTTGAGCGTCGACGTTGCCGACGACAGCGCCTGTCAAGTCACCCGAATCGTAGGTCTGGACGAGTTCGACCAGACCGCAGTTCATTGTGGTGGCGCCGCCTGTGCGCTGTGTGCCCGCGCGAAGCGGGCCGGAGAATGTTGTGTGCATTTTACAAACTTTCTGTTAAGTGTTTGTATTTTAAAAACAAATTTCTAACGCTTGTTGTATCGTTTCCGACATGCCGTCCACGGGCTGCGTACGACAAATGCGTGTTGGCGAGAATGTATTTAATTTTTGATACCCACTCGGGATCGCCCCAATACCTTGCATTCTGCGCTTCGGAAAGAACTTTTGATCTTGCCTGCTTAGCTTCTTTGCTTAATGCTGGCTTTTTTGATATCGTGGCAGCTATTTTCGCTTTTGTCGCGTCTGTGTGCTTTCGATTGCCCATTGGGCTTACGTTCTTGGCAATGTTGTACGTGACAGGCTCATCGAAAAAAGCGTTGCTCGTTAGAAAATCAGTTTCTATCGCGTCTAAATCTTGCGCATCCTCGCAATGCGCAACAACTTCGTATACAAACGCAGCGACTCCGTGCTTATTGTAGGAGTGTTGAAGCTTAGGGTTTGGGTGTTTACCCATTCTAAGAAGCTGCTGGTGATCTTTAAGCCGTTTCTTGATGTTGCGTGACTGCCCAACATACGCACAACCCGTATGCGTGTTAACTATCTTGTAGATACCGCATTCTTGTTGTGCGTACGGCATGTGTGCTTCTTCAGTGCCGTAGAATCAACGACCTAGCGATTCTACGGCACTTTTTGCTTAGGCCCCAGCGGAACCCCAGATGCCCAGGTGATCGCTGTAGCCGAAGCTGTAGCGTTCGCGGGCCTTGTAGCGGGCGTTGCCGGTGTCGAAGTCGCTGTCCATGCCTGTCTTCATCGGCACGCGAACAAAGTGCTTCAGGCCGTTCGGGATGTCCGTCAGGATGAAGTACGCGTTCGTGTCGGTCAGGTAGTTGTTGACCGTGTAGCCGCCTGGGAAGATGCCATTCGTCTTGATGGCGTTCAGGTCGTTGTCGGCAGTGCCAACACGGCTTTCCGTCTGCAGCAGGCGTGTTGCGATGAACTGCGAGTTCGGGGGCACCACCAGCTTGCGGGGCTTCGCCACGATCAGCAGGCCGCGCTCGTCGGTCCAGCCGTTGATCTGGATGACAGCGGCTTCCAGCGTGGTTTCGCTGAGGTCCGCAGCCGTACCCAGGTTGCTGTTGACGCCGCCACTGACCAGCGGGTGTGAAGCGCTGAACAAGGGCACGCCGTCGCCGCCGTTGGTCGCGAAGCCGGTGTTCAACACCGCAGCGGCCTTGACTTGCTTGGTGTACGCCATCGCGCGGGCCAGCGCCTTGGTGTAGCGAGCCGACAAGCTGTCGTACAGGTTGTCTTCCACGGCTTCTTCGGTCAGGGCAAAGCCCATCGCGATTGTCTCGTGGTTGTAGCGCGAGATGAATGACTCTTGCGCGCTGTCGTACACCAGGGCGGCGCCTTCGGCCTTGACCGGAGCCGACGCAAAACCCGACAGCTTCACTTCTTCTTCGAAGGAGCGGTCAGAGTTCTCGGTTTCGTACAGTTCGCTGTGCTGGTTCTCATACCGCTTGTATGTCAAACCAAACAACGCATTCAGCCCAGGAAGCAATTCCTTGAGCAGTGAGGCACGTGAAATAGCCATTTTTTACCCCTGTATGGTATGTTGATGCTGAATCAGGTGCCAGTGGCTTGCTGATATGCGTGGTTGCCGAAGTTGTACGTCACGAACATCGCGGTGTACAGCGTGCCTGCGGCATTGAGCGAATCACGGTCCACGTCGATGATGCGCCACGGCAGGGTAGCCGTAGTTGCAGCAGCGCTGATGGCGGTGTCCGAAATGACGGTGGAAGTCGTGTTGCTGACAACCGCCACGTTCTTGCCCAGCGCGTTGGCGATGGTCAGGCCCGTAACCACTGTGGTGCCCGACACGTACGCAGCGCGGAAGATCATCTGCGGATCGTCGCAAACAATCGCCACGGGGTCCGGTGCTGTGGTGCTTGCCACCCAGTTTTGGCGGAAGGTGGGGCCGATCACGGGGTCTGTGTACCGCACGCCCAAGAAGATGCCTAGGACACCGCCCGCCGTGAAGGCAGTGGTTGCCGTATCACGTGCGATGACACCCGAAGCGATGGTGACGCGGTCGCCGAAACGAATCGCGGTGCCGAAGTTGGCGGTCATCGGGAACTCTCGGGTCGACCCCGCGTTGACCCGGCCACCGATCAGGTTGACCGGCTGGAAACCGAAAGGCTTTGTGTAAGCAGGCATTTCTGTACCTCAAAAATTGTTAGGAACCCTTGCCAAACGACACCTTCGATTCCCTGTTGTTGAACAAGGGCATACGGGGGTCGTTTTCACGCATCAAGTTGTTGTCAACAGATTCCATCTGCTGGCTGTTCATCTTCGAAAAATACTCATTCCGAGAGTCGATGGTTTCTTTCGGAATCTTGCACAAAATGAGTGCACCAATCTCGATCAGCCCAGAGTTCTTCGCATCAGGGTTGATGCTCGTTCCCAGTTCGGGGTGATCTGTCAAGGGGACGGTTACCCAACCCTCTCGCATGTACCGACCAAAGTTGTTCACATCAGGCTCGCCGTGAATCGACTTCCGCACGTAGCGGTAGTGCCAGCCAGGAGGCGCCTCGGGCATCGGCAGGGCATCGGCTGGTTTCCAGACGTGCTTGCGAAACCCTTCAGGATCGCGCTCTTGCAAGCCACGAATGGCGGCATCACGATTCTGTGTGTCTCTGGGCGTACGGGCGGCTGGCTCAGCCATTGCGATTCTCCAACTTGATTTTTTCCGCAGCAAACTGTTCGGGCGTGACGTTGAGACGCCGTGCCAAACTGATTTCTGATGCTGTGAGGGTGACTTTTCGCCGTCCGTTCACCACGCGAGAGGCAGGTGCTACGGGGCTAGTGGTGCGGACTGTGCGTGTAGCAGGTGCGGACTCGAACTTCTCTGGGAAGCGCGATCTGACTTCGTCGTCGAGCTTCTTGTAGTAAAGCTCGGAATCAGTTCGCGGGTCAACGCCCTTACTGACCAGTTCTTCGTGCACTCCGAACGCGAAGGCGGTCATCGCTTTGTCTTTTTGGAACCAAGCGTCGTTCCGTGCAGCCCAATCCTTCGCCCGTTGATCGGGGGCTGGTCGTGCCGTAGGTTGAGTTTGTACACGCGGCTCAGGCTCTTGTAAAGGGGTCTGCAAAGATTTTTTTTCTTCCAGCCGTTCTTTCTTCGCTGCCAGCGCCGACATCTTCATGTTGGCTTCGGCCATAGCCTCGGTGTCGTAGCTGTTCGCCGCTTCGACGTAGGCCGCGCGTGCAGCAGCTAGGTCGGCATCGATCTTCTCTGCTGTGGCTGTCTGTGACGTTTTCAGCAGCTCCACCGCCTGTGCTTCAAGGACTCGCTGGCGAGCAAGAACTTGTTTGGCAAATTCAACTGCTTCGTCTCGCTCACGCTGCGCGGATTCTTTCTCCCGGCGTTCGTCGTGGCGGGCGTGTGTCAACTTGCCGATGCGTTCGCGCACGCCTTCTGAGTACGCGGCCAACTCCTCTTCGGTGGGCTCCAGCGACTCTGTTTTTGGCAGCGGCTTGGCGGTGCGGTCTTTCTCCGTCACGCGTTCGTCGGGTGCCTCTACGACTTCAATCTCTTCTTTGCCTGCAAGGGCGCGGGCTTCCAGCGCCTGCGCGGCGCCTTCGTCGATGTTATCCAGATCGACAGTCGACTCGATTTCGAATTCGTCGTTGATAGTGCCCATGTTCAGCCTCCGATCCGTTTGATGCCGCGTGGGTCTTCGACAACGGCTTCGATACTGTCGTCGTTGACCAACCTCATTTCTTTGCCGTGCACCTTGATGCGTGTCCCGCCGTAAGGCCGGATGACGACGAAATCGCCTTCCTTGCACCAGGGGCCGTTGGGGAACTTGACCTTGTCTTGATAACAATCCGGCCCCATTTTTGCAACAAAAGCAACAACAGAAGCAACTTCATCCGCGTTGCGTGTCGTATCTGCTTTGAAGATACCCGAGTCGTACGTGTTGTCTTGCTCGGGCAAAATCAGCAGCATCTTGTACCCGACAGGATCAGGAAGCTGCTTTGCTTTCTTTTCATCTGTCTGTTCTTCGGGGTTAACTACTTCTTCACGCAGCATTCCTTGGATATGCGGCGGCAGTAGCAAATTGCGGATGTCATTTGTCATTTGCTTGTTCCATGAGGGTTATGAGTTCTTTGTGGCGTTCTAACGCTTGCAGAAAACCGGAACGCCTTCCGGTCAACTTCCTGTACTCTTCAAATGTGCTTATGTTGCCTGAAAGCAACACGTCCTCCAAGGCTGATATCTCCTCAGCCAATTCAGTTTGATACCTCCGATTAAACCCTTCGAAGACGCTCATTTCTTCTCTGCTGGTTTAGTCTGTTGGACTGGTTGAGGTTTCGCCGTTAGCTGCTTCCTGTGCATCTCCTGCTTACGCGTCTCTCCGAGATTCGTCGTTGCGTGCTTCACGAACGTGTTGTGGTCATGCTGCTCCTGGGCGCGGCGCTCTTGCGCGGCAGCTTGGTCGGAGGCCCGTCGTTGCTGCTGGACAGTCCCACCCATGTTCATCCCGTGAACCTGCTCCTTGTGCCTCAACTCCTGGGCAGCTTTCGCCTGCAGCACCTGCGCTTCGACCAGCTTCTTCGGGTCGGGCTGTTGGTTTTGCGGGGTCAACTCGCCTGAAGCCATCGCGATTTCTCGCTCAAGTTTTTGCTTGTCTTCCTTGACCGCCACTTCGCGGCCCTTCAGCGCCAGCTCCTCCTTCTGCATCTGCACCAAGGGGTCCTGGGCCTGTTGCTGGGCTTGAGCCTGGGCCTGCTCGTTCTTGTTCTGGGCGGCAACCGCACCAGCCGCCTGCGCAAGCAGCCCTGAGAGCGAGTATTCAGCCGATGGGTCCATGTTCTCGTTCGGGTCGGGCAACTCCACACCCATCGCCTGCTGCACCTGCGCGCGGTACTGGTAAGCAGCGTGCTCAGCGATGTGGGCCTGCATGGCGTTGAACATCACCTGGGCGTTGGGGTTCTGGCCCAACAGCATGCCGATCTTCGGGTCTTGCATGAACGACTGGTGCACCATGATGTGCGACGTGTGATCCTGCTGCAAAAATGCCTTGACAGGCTTGCTCATGAGGATCGCCATGTTCTCGCTGATCGGGTCGCGAGGCTTCTGGTCTTCGGCGATGGGCACGATCTTGTTGACGTTCTTGATGCCCAGCGTCTGCAGCATCTCCCTGTGCAAGAAAGCTTGGTCGTACAACTGCGGCGCCTTGCCTGCCAGATCGAACGCGGCTTGGTACTGCGCGATCCGCACCCCCATCGTCGTGGCGTTGGGGTCACTGACGGGGATGATTTCGACCATCGTGTAGTCGCCGTCCTTCGTCTGCCGGTCAGGGTCCGCATCGTATGGGTACGCGCGCTCGCCGTTGTTCTTGACCAGCTTCTTCAGCAGCTTGAACTCAAGTCGCATCGACGCGTGCACACGCGCCTGCACGGCTGACAGGGTCTTCAATTGCCGCTCGATCAGCGCCAGGGTTGTGCCCACGGGGGCATTCTGGTTCGCGTCGCTGAAGGCTGCATCCGAGATGTTGGCTGTCTTGCGCCCGTCCTCCACGATGCTCTGCAGGAGGTTGAACAAGGTAGCACTGGGCTCCTTGTACGGCAGCGTCATGATGTTGTCTTTGAGCGTGCCGCTGGCGATGTCTACGTCTTTGAACTCACCGGGCTTGTGTGGTGACTGGTCGTCCTTGATGCGCATGCCGCGCGTCTTGTACCCACCCGGAAGGTTCGCTAGGGTGCCAGCATCAACGAGCTGGCGAAGCAGCTTAGTGCCAGCGTCAGCGTGGTTGCCCACAAGGTGTAGGAGCCCAAATCCGTAGAACCCGAACCCTGTGATGTACGAGTAGTGCACGAAGTGCTCAAGCTTGATTTTCCTCGCATCCTCTTCTTCCCAATTCCGCCTGATCGCCATGATCTTGCGGGTTGACTCGTTGATTGTGACCACGTACGGCCAGCCATATGGTTGCTCGTCTTCGCCTTCTTTCGTCGGCTCAATGGCAAGGTCGACCAGCATCTCAAGCACGCGGTACTGTTCTGAGTTAGCACCACTCACCCCAAGCACGTCGTCCTTGGCTGTCTGCGTCTCGCTCTCGCTGACAATGGGGTCGCCAATCTCTTCGTCGATGTAGACACCGCTCTCGATCATGCGCTGCAGCCAGTTCTCCGACCGGCGCATGACGTGGGTGATCCGCTCCGCCTCGTGCAAATCTGAGGCGCCATAGTTGACAACGACATCTTCGGCAGGCACGAACATCGCTGTCTGTCGGCCCCGGCTCTCATCGAAGTACACCTTCTTGAACGCCGAGCCCGCGATGGGCAGGCTCCACAACAAACGCTCGTGCTCGACACGGTACTCTGGCATCTCGTCAGTGAGGCGCCAGTTCATGTCTTCTTTGACCCGTTCGGCTGCAGCCAGCCGGTCTGGTGTCTGTTTGCCGATCAGTTGAGTCTTTACGGGCCCGTGCGCCGGAAAAGTCTCTGTAATCGCTTCAGACTGGAAGCGTACAACTGCTTCAGTAAGTAAAGGGTGAACCACTCCACAAGCGCCCTCCCAAGGATCAGTGCGTTCTTCGGTCTGCAGGCCCAGGAGTTTCAACCCCTCGCGGTATGTCTTCTCCCATTTGTCGCGGGAGCGCAAGTCTTCTTCGTACTGAGTAACGAGGTCTTCTGCAAGCCCCGCAATCGCCTTCTTCCCCTCTTCCGTGGCGAAAACTGTCTCCAACAGGTTGTCGAAGTGGTTTTCCTCTACATCAGGAATCTCAATCGTCATGCCTCCGTCTTCATCTTCCACAACGACTTCAACATCGATTTCCGGGTCAGCTCTGCCGGTTATGTCCGTGATCTGGCCTTGATACACGCCTTCCGTCATCGCGCCATTACCGGGCATTGGTTTATCGATCATTTCAAGTCCTAGTAATAAGCACGACTGCGTTTAGGCATGAATCGGGGTTCATCGTAATCTTCGTCGGAAGGCAGTACGATAAACCCACCTGCTCTGAACCTCATTAACGCCATAACTGCGCTGTCAACAAGGTCGTCATTTTTCCCGGATGGGAAGTCGTTGCACTGCTCGACGACTTCTTCGGCCCATTTATACTCGGGCACCCATACTAACCCAGACCGGACAATATCTGCAACTGAGTTCACGCGGGCGTATTTCGTATTCGAGTTCCCCGGCGCCCCGCGCGTGGGGGTGTAGTCTTGGATCGGGATGCCCATGCGCCGCATCTCCTGCGACAGCGGTGCCCCGTTCGATTTTTTCTCGATGACGAAACAGTCGGGTTGCCAGAACTTGTACTCGCGCATCGCCAAGTCTTTGAGGGCCGGAAACTCCATGCGCTTGTTGATCGAGTTCAACAGAATGATCGCCGCGACCTTCTCACCCTCTTCGTTGTCGCGATAGAACACGCCCCAGGTCGTGAGTGCGGTGTAGTCGCTGCGCTTGTTGACCTCCTGCGCCGCGTCGAGTGACATGATGATGTACTCGCAGTCAGGCGGGTCCTCTTTTTTCCAAGTGCGCCACCACTCCTTCTTGATCAGCGCGCCTTGCTGGCTGGTGGGCGACTGCTGGTACTGCGCCTGCCACTGAAACGTCGGCATTGACGCCCGTGTGCGTCGTAGCGCCTCAATTGACCACTGCTCAGGCCACAGTGACTTCTCGTTGTCGCTGCCTTCGTTGATGATCGCGGGAAATTCGATGTATTCCCACTGATCTGACTCAGGATTCTTGACAGACTCGTCAAGTAGGCGTCCAATCAAGTCGTTTTTAGCCCATCGGGTGTGCAGAACTACAACTCTGCCTCCAGGCATCAACCGTGTTCTAGCGCCGTATGCGTACCACTCGTAAACTTTGTCGAAAACGTCGTAATTTCCGTTCAAGATGTCTTGTTCGGAGAAAGGATCATCGACGATCAGAAGGTCGGCGCCTCGACCAGCGACTGCACCACCTACACCGACGGCAAAAAATTCACCTCCAGCATTGGTATTCCATCTACCTGCGGACTTGCTATCGGCGGCTAAGGCCACGCCGGGAAATATTAGCTTATATTCAGCAGTGTCAATTAGATTTCGTACTTTTTTGCCGAAGTCTACCGCAAGGTCTGCCGTATGCGAAGAAATTATCAGCTTCTGTTCGGGGAAATTACCCATGAACCAAGCAGGAAAATACAGCGACAGAAGTAACGACTTGCCAAATCGCGGTGCAATCGCCGTCGCCAGCCTGTCCATCTCCCCACGAGCCGCCTTTTCTAGCTTCTGTGCTAGAATCTTATGGTGTGGCCCGATTTTGTACGACGGGTGTATGCGCTTGACGAACGCCAACAGGGATATGCGCGCCTGTTTCGCAACTTGGCGCTTCTCCCACTCGTCCAACAGCTCCAGCACCGCCCGTTTCTCGTGGGTCGGCATTGTCGGAAGGGCAGCGCGTAAGGCTGCTAGCTGTTCAGGCGTCATTTAGTCACGACACCAATCTCCCCTGCTCGTACTCCTCGCGCTTGTCCATGCTGTGGTGTACAAACACGATGTCGTGGCCCCACTCCTCGCCCGTGTCCAGCGTGGGGTTACACCAGCAGGGCTCGTTGACTGTGTGTTCGCGAAAGTCCCCGAGCGGCACCACGTGGATCGGCCACGTGGTCGGCGACCCGTCCTTCTCTGTCTGACCTTGTGTGTTGTTTTTACGCATCATCTACGTCCGTGTCAACGCGTTCAAGGATCGGTGTGTCTGGGTTGAGCGTCAGTCGCTCCAGGCGCTTCGTAATCTCGTGCTGAATCTGGTCATCACTCAGGTCCCTCGTCACGACCTCAGTGCGCTGGGTGAACAAGGCAACTTCTGTCACGTCACCCAACAACTTGAGCGCCTTCAAGCGCACTTCAGGCTTCTTGTCGTGGGACTCTTCAATGAGACTCGACACGATGTATGTGCGAATCTCCTGCGCCTTCTCCACGAAACTCCACTCGTAGGCCGAGAGCATGCCCACGACTTTCTGCACCGCCTCGGGTGTCCGCAAGGCCAGGACGTGTTTTTTAACGTCTTCCTGAGATTCCGCTGGGGCCGTCCCAGTCACCACGCCGAAGGCATGAGCCGCCAGGGCTGCTTCGTACGCAGGATCGAGCGTTGTGGGCTGCTCTGCACCCATGTCCCGCAGCCATTGTTCCGTGTTAACCTTGGCGCCAAGGACTTGAGAGGCGGTGGCCTTCTCGTCGGGCACAAATGACGAAGCCGCAACGATGTGCGGCTCTGGTTCAAAAGCGAGGAGATGGTTCAACATAGGCGCATATTACTGCAGTTCCTTAGTGGGGTGGGTCGCTTTCTCCGGCGACCCGTTCGGGCGGTGAGTGTTTATTCCTCACCGCCCTTTTTTCGCCCAATTACTCGGTGCGCCACACGCCAATCGCGGTCGAGCCGTCGTCCATCGGCACGTTGCGAAGCGCGAACTTGCCCGCGTCGGGGTTGCGTTTCATGAACGCACCGGCAGCACTGCGCACGGTAGCAGCCTTGATGTCCTCGTCGACCAAGAACGATTGACCCACTTCCAGTTGAGCGAAGGGGTACTTGGAACCTTGGCGCCCAGCAGCGCGCTTGGGCATGGGGATGTCACTGCGAATTTCGAAAGCCATTTTTGTTTCCTGTGGGTTGGTTGAACGGCGATGTGCCGTGGGGAAAATGTAGCTCGATACTGTTCTCGTGTCAATACCTGAGTTACTGGTAGGGTCTTTGTTTATTAGTGTGCGTGGGGTTGTTTGGAAGCGCGCTCGATTCACTTTCTTCCCAGGTGGAACTTGCAGTGCAGGAAGTCAGAAGATCGAGCGCAAACGTATTTTCAGGCGGATGCAAACAGGTGTCAAGATATTTTTGTTCTCGCCCGACCTTCGACATCAGCACTTTCGCTATTTGCTTGTCGTGGTAATACCAACACAGCGCCTTGATTCTCAGCGGGATGGTGTTCCAGTTCCGTGCTGTTTCTTTTAGGTGACTGCGAAGGTTGTTTTTCATGGCACCATTGGCACCATCATATTGACGTTGTGTAGTAGGCAGTACCTAGCGCACGTGCGCCTGTCTCGGAAGTCCGTGTATAACCACTTGAGAGCTGTTTCTTTCACGGATGCGCGGGGTGTCATGTGCCTGTATTCCAAAGCGCTCTAACGTCGGTTGAACCGAAGGCATATCGCGCTGTCGCCTTGAACTTGTACGACTGAATGCCGCGTAGCTCGTCGAGCGCTTGAGCAGCTACCCAGTGCGGGTCGCCATACAAACACTTCAGCGCAAGGTGTATTGTGTGCTGCCTGGGTTTCATGTTGGTGTTCATTTTTCAAAATTTTCTACAGAATTTTTTGGAGGGAACACGGCGCGTTTGGATATATAAAGGAGCAACAGTATTCTCCACACTTTGCCTGGACCGTACAAGTGGTGCAACACTATGTGGCGGTGTTCTTGGTATGCTTGTTTTAACGGTGCCATATGTGTGTCGTTTTTGCCAGCCACATGCGTGCTAAGCCGCTTTTACCGTCGTAGAGATACGCCAGCGCTTGTTGTTTAGCGATTTTTGTTGGTTTCATTTCGCTAGCATCCATCCGTATTGAATGTACCACAGTGCGGCGCTGCGGTTGTCGTCATAGAGGCGCCGCAAGAATCTTGTTTTTACGAATGGGGTTAGTTTCATTTCAAATGCCATAGTGTTAACCTACGCTGTTGCCTATACGTTCCTTCCGAGTGCGCACTTCTGTGCTAGTCGTGGCAAGTCCTTGTACAGGTAGAACAGGATACGCCTGCGGCGTGTTGGTGATGGTTTAACCATGATGGCAGTAGGGTCTTTACTTTTAGTGTGCACTGCGATGTTTTTTAGGTGCCGTCTAGATACCATCTTGCATACTGTCTTTGGCCTAGGTACAGAGCTCGTAGTGCGTATCTCTTACTGCTGGGCCCTGGTTTGTGGCGGATCATCTTGTGTAGGCCAGTAGTGTTCTTGCAAGGCGCATGTCGAAAAGGTAGGCGTACATGGGGAACATGTTTTTGATGTTCTTCGTTGGTTTGGGACGGATTGCGGCGTTCATGTGGAATAGTGTGTATGCGAAGCCACCAACGTGTCAAGCACAATGTTGGGGTTGGGGGTAGGTGGGGTTCAGCAGTGCCCACGGGGAGTGCATTATTCTCTGTCATGGTAAAATAGAGTCATCGATTGGTGGTGTCTGTGCCAGTCGTGACTGATCTGTTAACGCGTTGTTAACAGACAGACAAAGCAGACAGAAGGAACTGTTATGAGCAAGCATGCAAAGACCCTCACCGCCATCGGTACTGCCCTGGCCCACTGGTCCAACTCCGTCACCATCAACGAAATCGGGCGCAAGGCTGTGCTCGCCCAGTGCGAAGGGTTGACCCTGGCAGAGAAGCAACACGTGGACGGCGAGCTGGTCGCCTACTACGCGGGCGTCGCTGGCGTCGAAGTCCGGGCCCGCGACAAGGCACACCCGCTGTTCTGTGGCTCTGCGCCCGCGTGGGAACGGAATGACAAGGGGACAGTGTCCCACCCTGCCGCGATGGCGCTGTCTCGTGCGCGTGGTGTGCTGTTCGCTGTTGAGAAGGCGGCGAGCGGCGGCGCAGGTGCGCGTGTCAAGAAGGCCAGCACTCCGAAGTTCACGATGGAAACTCTGCTGCCCAGTGTCGGCGACTTCATCGAATCGATGGGCGGCGAGAAGATCAGCGCGGCACAGAAGCGCGAAGTTCGGCAGGCTGCTGCTTTGCTGTTGTCTTTGGTTGCGTGATTCAAAAAACTTGAATCACTTCGCTGTGTGTTGTTCAAGAAGTTTGAATGACGCACTGGCAATGCAGCTTGGTCCACGGCCTCTGTTAACGTCGAGTTAACAGAGGCCAATCCTTTTAGGAGAACATATGAAATTCAAAGTAGGCCAGAAAGTCAAGCGCAATCCCGTCCACTTCAAGAGCGCGGCCACAACGCCGACGTGGGTGGGCACCGTCATCGAAATCAACCGGCGAGGCTATCGCGTGCGTCGCCCCAACGACAGCACTGCCTACGTCTACACGGAAGTCGAACTGATCGCATCGAAATAGGAGAACGAAAATGAAATCGATCCTTGCCTTTTTGTGGACGCCAGCACCTACCCCCTTGCCCATCCGGCGCAAGCGGCCTGTAGACCCGGCGAAGGCGGCCCTTGCCTGCTACTTCTACTTCCGGGAATGGGGTGCGCGCCCCTGCGACGCCTGGACTGCAGCCATCAACCGTTAGGAGCATCGTGGACACACTCGAAAGACAGGAACAAATCGCCGAACGCGAAGCACGCATTCAACAAGCCAACCTGGGTGCGCGCGCTGTGCCTACCCACATCGAACCCGAAGCCATCGACGACAGACCTGTCGGTTGGTGGCTGCACCCCGTCGACTACTCAACCATCTGAACTGGAGCGCATCATGAAATTCACCATCACCTACAACTCAACCGCAACGCAAGTCACCAGCACAGGCGTCCGCACCACTCACGTCAGCATCGTCGTGCGCGTCAACCAATCCAGGCTCGATGCCGTCATCGAGAAGGCACGCGACATCATGCGCAGGAACAACGCCGCAGTGCACGTCTTCAAGGGTGACACGATCCAGAAAACGCTGCGCCCCTCGGTGTAAAGGTCCTACAACGTCACTTCTCTGTTAACCGCCTGTTAACAAGGCACTGTTAACTACTTGTTAACACAACTCATTGGAGCATCATCATGGCATACCTCAGAATCAAGCACTTCATCAAGACTCGCCCCGTCACGTACACCTACCAGATCAAGTTCAACAACGGACTTTGGCACGTGGTCGAGGAACACACGCGAGAAGTGGTAGGCGCTTTCAAGACCGAGCAAGAAGCGAGCCAGTTCGACGGCGTGCGAGGCACGAGCATGCAGTTTGTGCCCCAACACGGTGCAAAACCGTTGTAAAAAACACGAATCGGAGGTGATTTTTATATGTTCGTGAAAATACAATAATTTCAGCGAGCCGCGAGCTTAAAAACGCCTCCGTTCACTTTTCACATGCGCTAACCCGTTGATTTCATTGGGCGCCTCCCAACCACTAAACCCTCTCTAATAATATTTTTACCTTATAGAGAGAGAGAGAGGGTCTTATCTATTACCGATAGACTTAGCAGTAGAACAGAACTGACGGCATGCGTTTTCCCTTTAAGGTTTTTTTTTGCCAAAAACCGGGGACTTTTTTTGGGGTCCCTATTGACGCGGACTTAGAATGCCTACACACTAGTCGGTAGACCAGACCCGCTTTTCGACCTCTTTCGCGCCAATCACCATTCTTTTCCGGTGCGACAAGAAAAAAATAGGCAGTCCGAGTCTTTCGTTGGCATCTTTTTAGAATGCCGAGTCTTTTCTTGTCGCACCCTCTTTTAATCACATCTAGAAAGTTGAGCATGGAAACAATCGAAATCTGGAAGCGCATCGACTACAACTACGCTTGGTACGAGGTCAGTACGCTGGGTAGGATACGCACAGTGGCAGCAACACCGCGCTACTTGACAGTAAAGCAAAACCTGAAAGGCGCCCCGACAGTGCGCATTGTCTATCGCACGTGCAATGGGCGTAAGCAGCTTTCTTTTCTCAGTCTGCCTAAGCTGGTGGCCGACACGTTCCCCGACCTAGTACCAAACCCGCACAACTTACCGCTCCTGGGATACAGGGATGGCAACGAGATGAACTGCGCCGTAGACAACTTGCATTGGAAAGCGTACAAATACGCGGCGCAGCAAACAATCACATCGAAGAACAGCGAGAAGCTAGCTCGAAAGGCGCAAAAGCACGCTGAAGCCATCGCCGGTCAGCAGCAGTGGTGGGATGCAATGACCTACGCAGAGCAGCAAGACATGCTCAAGCTGGGCCAGCCGATGGAGGGTGTGAAACTCAAGGAGAAAGATGATGGCGCAAACGAATGACGCGATTGCCCAAGAAGCCGCGCTTAATTACCCACTACCCGATGAGTACAAATGGGACTCAGGCCGCTATTGGGTTGGGATACAAAAAAACAACGCCACGTGGCACTGGTGGGTATACACACACAACGCGTCAAGCAACGAACAAATAGGAATCGTACAGTGCCGCGAGAAAGCAGGCACATCGCCAATAACAGTAGACATGTTGGACAACCCGCTCGACGCGATCCCCCTCATGGCCGCGAAGCTGCTGATGGGTGTGTGGGAGTAGACCTACAACACACGGGTTATTAACGCGTAGCTCTGTTAACATGCTGTTAACAAGAAGCGGTTAACAAGGAGAAAGCGATGGTAGGCATGCTAAAATTCACCACGTACACAGACGAGAAGCTGAATGAGATGTACCCACTCCCCGATGACAAGTTCCATTGGGTTGGCTACATCTCAGGCGCCAACGTGATTGGCATACGCATATATGAGCGCCAGATGACCCGACTGGACAAATCGTCCTGGCAGATATGGACACATCGGGACACGGGCATGGAGGGTAGGTTCGCGGTTAGGTCGTACTCTAAAGAGAGAGCGTGGAACTATGTCTGGTGTGTTGAAGAAGCGCTTACCCTCGTCTACGCTAGGTTCCTCACAGGAGCGTACTGATGGACATTGCACAGATCAGCAAACAGTACCCGTTGCCCGAAGGGTTCTACTGGGACACGTATGAACCTTTCGTGGGCATACGGGAGCGCAACAACGCTGCGGGACACGACTGGTGGCACTTCCATTGGATTCGGAGCAACGATTCGAGTGGTTCAGACTGGGTAGGTTTTGTTGTAGCTCAAAAAAACCCTGACACAAGGGGCGTCTATGTAAGCCGCTTCGACTGGGAGGACGTGGAAGGCGCTGCCGCGCTGATGCACGCGAAGTTTTTGCTTGGTGTTTACGAATAGGAGAAATGAATGAAGACTTTCGAAGAACTCGCCGTTGAGATGCCACTGCCCGATGGGTTCGAGTGGTTCGCAGTCGAGAGATACAAGGAGCAAAAAAAAGGCTACGGCATCAAGTCCGGGGGCTGGTGGCACTTCGGCATACAAGAAGACATGACGATGTTTGCACATTGCCCGGGCGGCGATCAAAAAACGATGCGCGAGAAGTCAACGGGTGATATGGAGTCCGACATGCGCCTCATGCACGGTTGGTTCCTGATGGGGATGTACTCGCTATGACACCCGAAGAAGTGCTTGCCTTAGCGCAAACGATACCCATACCCCCGCAGTATGAGTGGAAGTTGTCGGCCCAAAAAATCGCGATTGGGTTGTGTGGCAAGAGCAGTTACGTAAACGACATAAACGGGTGGCGATGCTACGTGTACATAGCCCCACGTAGCCCAGAGAATATAGGGCTAGTGCTCTGCCATCTGCAGAAAAGCGGATCGGACAGGTTCGAGTTCGGTGACGATATCGAAGGCGCCCTGCAGTTCATCGCACATCGCGCGCTCATGCTCGGAGGTGAGGAATGAGAACGAAAAAGAACCGCCGCATGTCACAGAAAGCGCGAGCCAACCCACTACCCGAGGGGTACTACTGGCTACGCGTTGCGCAAGAGATGCGCGTGTGCAGTAAAGCAGCGCCGGTGATGTATACACAACTCAAGGGCGCGAAGAAGGGGACAGTATTCAAACACGGGCCACCAACAATCAACTTCTCCGGCCCCATTCCAATACCCCCTGCATGGACACCCGTAGCCGATTTCGGCAACGACCTCGAAGCTGCGTTCACATTCATATCCAACTCAATGCTGTTTGGTGACACATGACACCCGAAGAAGTGCTTGCCCTGGCGCATAATTTCCAAGTCGATGGGTTCGTTTGGAGAACGGCCGATAATTATGCGGTGTTCGAACACACTACATCGCAAACAATCAAACTAAACGCGTACATCGTCACGAAAAACTGGGAGGAGCATAAGGTAGGGGACGTTTATTTTTACCTAACAGGCGCGGGCGTTCTTGCTGCGCGCATGGGGAACGTGCCCGACGCCATGCAGTTCGTCTACAACAAAACACTGTTTGAGGGGTTCTAATGTGCACCGGCTGGATAGACGGCTTGCTACAAGACCTAGACCGCGACTTGTTTAGGTGGTTCGCCAGCAGGCTCGACGCTCGCTGGGTCCTACAGCAAGCAG